AGAAATAGCACCGACGCCAGTAGCTACAGCTGCCAAACTGGCCGCCATGTCTGCTAAGTTTGTGTTGGTTATCATAACGACGCCTTGGGCCAGCTGTTTAAAGCCTTTTCCAGCGTTTAGGGCAGCGTTGCCAATAGAGTCAAAGATACCAGCGATACCGTCAAGGATAGACCTGACAGCGTTCCCGAAGCCCTCGATGACCCCTTTAGCTCCATCTAAAACCGTCTTGATTGAGTTTCCAAGACTTGTGAATAGATTGGCGATACTGTTGATAACTGGTGCTATCTGGTTAATTAGAGCCGTGAAGGCCTCTGCTATTGATTGCAGCACAGGAGCTAAAGCCTGCGCTATCTCAACGACAGCTGGCATGAACGGCGCCAGAGCTTGCACAATCTGGACGACAGCGTCAGCAACAATCTGGACTACATTAGTGAATACGTTGCCCAGAATTTCGACAATCGGCGTGACGGCCGTCACGATATTGGCTACGCCATCCGTGAATGCACTGATCACAGGAGGTAGAACCGAAATGATTGAACTGATAGCTTCGCCTAAAGCCGTTACGAATGGAGCGGCTGCGGCAAACGCTTGACCAAATGCGACCACAAGAGGCGCCAGATTGGCCAATGCTGATGTGACAGTAGGCAACACTCCAGACACGGTCACGATAGCTTGCGCGAACGCTCCGATGACGGCTGTAGCTACAGTAGCAAAGGCTTGACCGATGGCATTGATGATAGTTGCCACCCCTTGCCCTTGCGTAGCCAGCAACGCAAACCCTGCTGCTATGATAGCCACGCCAGCTCCAATCCCAACTGCGGCTATAGCTACTGCTCCGCCAAAGGCTAGGATATTGGCCACGCCTGCAGTTCGCAAAGCTGCGCCAAAGGCTAAGATGACTTGTGATACCCCACTTAATGCCGCTTTGATGCCAATCCCTATGCCAATTACAGCAGATTTGACCGCTCCTCCGATAGAACCGATAACAGAACTCAAGCTGCTCAAAACTTGAGCGATTTTAGACCGTCCCTGTGTAACAGCTTCAGCTGCTCCGCTTGCGGCTTCTGTTGCATTCCTTTTGAAGATGTTAAACGGATTAAACGATCGAAGGAAGTTGAAAGCTTTGAAAGCAAGCACTCCGCCCCCAATTCCAGTAATTAAGCCGCTCCACACATCTTTACTGATGAGTTGTGAAAGTTTAGAAATCCAGCTTATAATCGTTGAAATCGCATTGACTAAATGTCCGGCAGCTGCACCTACGATGTCCCAAGGAATAGCATCACTTAGCTTCACGGCAAGATCAAGCGCAGCCTCTGTTAAGTCTTTAAAAGCTTTGTAAGCGTTGTTGATGGCGTCTGTTTCGGCGAATGCCTCTAGAGCGAATTGAATAGCTCTCGCTAGGTCTTGGATAGCAAAATTGACTAATTTAACAATATTTCCAATGCCACTGATCACATCATTAAAGCCGTTTGCTTTATTCGTCAGTGTAGCAAACAACGTTTCAACAGTTACTACGACGTCGCGGAACGTGTCCTTGATGGTGTTGAAGATAGCCGGGTCTGCTCCAAAGCTGGCAAATAAATCTTTAAAACCTTTTTCTATCTGCGGACCAGCCTCAGCAAGTGCGCCGCTAATAGCTTTAGGCAACTGTCTCATGATATTCCCTACCATCGGTAGAAAATTACCTAAAAGGAATGTAGAGGCTGTAGATACAAGGTTCTTTAAAGCTGGTCCTATATCCATTCCGAGGGCTAGTTTCCCAGCTAAATTCTGCCAAGCGGCCTTCATGGAAGCAAAAGATCCACTAAGGGTTGAAGAAGCTTCTTTTGCTGTCGTTCCTGTAATCTCAAGCTTTTTCTGCATGACAGAAATTGCGTTAACTATATTCCCGAAAGACATATTCCCGTCTTCAACAGAGACATTCAGCTCTTCCTGGATATCTTTCATCGCTGCGGCGTCTTTTATCAAACGTTGCATTTCTGTCTTGGTGCCGCCATAGCCTAGCTTGAGGTTATCAAGCATGGTATAGTTATCCTTGGCAAATCCTTGATAAGCATCTTGGATCCGCCCGATATCAGTCCCCATTTTGTTGGCGTTGTCGGACATATCAATCATGGCTCTGTTGGCCACTTCTGCAGCTTTTTCGGTGTCTCCGCCTAAAGATTGCAACAGACTAGCACTAAAGCTTGTCACATTTTCCATATAGGCATTAGCCGATAAGCCCGCAGTTCGAAAGGCTTCTTCAGCGTAGGCCTTGACCTTTCCTGCTGAGCCTTTAAAAAGCGTTTCAACACCCCCGATGGATTGTTGAAGCGCGGCTCCTTCTGATATGATTGTAGAAAAAGCACCTTTGATAGAACCTGTTAAGGCATTTACTCCACTTATAACAGCCCCGCTAATCAAATTAGCGCCTAAAACTGACTTAAACACTGATCCGAGCTTAGCGCCGCTTTCACTCAATCCGCCAAGCAAACTTTTTAATTTAGAGACTCCTGATTGAGCCTTATTCCCATCCATTTCAACTTGGATAACAACCTTACCATCTGCCATCTATACCTCCTTTCTATTCCCAACTATCTTCTTCGGTTTCGCCGTCGACGTCTTCATCAGGCAAACGAAATTCTCTTTGTAATTCACGCATTTTCTCGATGTATTCCGGACTATCTCCTTTTTGAGGCTCATAAGACCGGATTTTTAACACCTCGACAAACTTTGTGCCCTCAGGAAGCCCAACAAGAAGAGCGTTAAATTTCTTCCAGTGCAGCCGCCCGATTTCCTCGATGAGGTCAATCCTATAGGCCTGCATAAACGAAGCAAAGACATAATCGCCGTCATACCTCAGATTATAGAGTCGCTTCTGCGGCTCATCTGCTGAGGTTGTTTTGATAACATTTCCGGCCAAGTCATACTCAACTTCATCATTAACTTCCCCAGGCCGAATATGCTCTTCGAAGATTGCCCTCACAATTTCCATTGTTTCATCTACCGTTAAATTCTCAAAAGAGACGCCAGTCAGAATCTTCAATGCGAATAGCGGGCGCATGATTTCGGGGACTCTCTCATCACCCCACATCTCAAAAACTTTCAAAACCTTGTCAAACGATAGCGACAAAGGAAAGGTTCGCTCTTCGCCATCAATTTCTAAGATTAGCTCGTCTGCCAATTTCCTAGAAATATCTAGCATGCTATCACCCTAGATACTTCTTGAGGGTATCTTCCGAATTGCGCTCCAGGTATTCTTTTTGAATGCCAAGAATGGCCTGAAGCAAATAATTGAACGCAATCGTCGTATCTTCGCCTGCAAATTGATACACTTTTGGGAAAGCGTCTGGGCCGAACAGCCTGTTCCAGCCTTCTTCTGTAATTTCCATCGCTTGAATCGCAACTTCTTCATCGGTTAATTTGCTGATTTTCTCCCATCTTTTCGATAGATCATCGCGATAACTGTCAAGGTTTTTCACTCCCGTATCATTTGCGTTATATTCGAGTTGGAATTCCCCAAAATCAATCGGGATGACATTGCTGATTTTCTTAATAACAACCATAAAAATTCTCCTTTCAAAAAGAAAAAGGGCGTAATATTTCACGCCCTAGCCTTATCCTGGTACGACAGCCGACTTCTTAGGAGTGCGGCGCCATACGATTTTGAATTTGATACTTTCATTTTCTGACGCTTCACCGTCTCCGATTTCGATTTCAGAAAGACGGGCTGGGCCTTCGTATTGGGTCTTCCCTGTAGCATCAACTTCTTTGTACCAAACCAGCAGCTCATCACCCACCGCGTCCTGTTTATCCGCGATGAAGTTCTGGGCTTTGTCGTCTGTATCACGCAGACCTTCGAAAGAGCGTCCGCGTTTCTTTGATACCACCAATTCTTCGACAGTGCCGTCTCCTGCAAAATCTGAAAAATCATCTGTTTTTTCGTCATTATCAGGAGATGATGACTTGATTCCCTTCGCAATCCAGAGATACTCTTGAGCCGTTGGTGGAGTATCAGGAGTCGCTTCCTTGTATGGTCCGATGTAATGTTTACGTTTTACGTTTTTGTTCTTCATCTATTATTCTTCCCTTTCTATTTCAAGGCTAGCTGTAACATCTAGCAAGTAAATATAAAAGCCTTGCTCATCTAAGTCGTTTAAGTACGGCTTATCAACTGCAAGGCCTAAAAAGTTGTATGACTTGTTTTTGCTTGGCAAATCCAAGTCCATTTTTGATAAGGCAGCATTTATCTGCCAAAGTATCGTATTGTTTAAAGCTTGGTCTCTTGACTTGATCGCAATTTCAAAAGGCAGGCTGACCGTTTGTGTTCCGGCCATGTCCTCGTCCTCTACTTTTCCTCCCGGCAGAGGGTAGATTGCCAACCCTTCCTTTTCGTCCAGATATCCGAGTGCGGACGGAATTTTTGATTGAATACCTTTGATATGCTCAAGCAAGACCTCTGAAAAGTCATTATTCTGCATTATTTCACTCCCATAGCTCTCAGACCAACTTCTGCCCATGCTTGGGCATAGAGTGGCACGGCTTTTTTATCCCATCTAGGACCTGTCCCTGGCGTCGGCTTTTGGCTCAATAATCTTTCTTTATTAGCAAAGAAGAACCTTCTTTGCTTATCTGAAAAGAAGCCTTTCCGTTTCCGGCCGTAATACACAATTCTAGCGTAAGGCTGTGCATACACGATAGAATCCTTTCTGACGTGGCCGCTAGATCGTAGGTCTCCTCTTCGTTTTGGGACGAAGCGCTCCATGTCCAGCATCGCCTGATTAGCTATGGCCAGCTTCCCTTTTGCGAAATTCTCCGGAGAAACTTTCTTTTCGACGCCTTTCAAGTCAATCTTAATCGAAACACCACCCATCAAATCACCTCGATTTCGTAGGCCAGAAGCTTCTTGGTGAACGGATGATATTGAGGGATGATGCTGCGGATAATGTAGAGCGTCCCTTTATCATCAACAACACCGCCTATAAAACTCTTGTCGAGCTCTACATGGCAGTATTTATGATATACAATCACTGTTGATGGCTTATTTTCGCTCTGATGATTGCCTGATCCGGTCTGAGAAAACGTCCTATCGAATTTGCACGGAGAAAGCAAAAGAGGCTCTGAATAAGTCTCTTTTCCCCAGTCGTCCTTACTCAATCGTTTTTGGATCGTTACGGAATCCGGTAGCATTCGTTTATCTATCATAATCAGCCCTCGCAAAGCCAAATCCGGCCAATCTTAGCCAGTTTTCAGCATCTCTAGACAGATTGTACCTTTCGGCCAATGAAAGCATCTGGGCGCTGTTTTGGTTGCCTCCACGATAGCTGACAGAGGTCCGCCCAACGGTCATGCTGGCCATTGCTTG